ATTTCGGTATTTAGCGGTTGGTATGTCCGAGACAACATCTTGGTCAAAGCCTCTCAAACCTAACGTAAGCTGGGTGGTGTAATGGACGACGGTAGACTTAAAGCAATACTTCAAGGCGAAATCGACAACGCCATAGGCTTTCTTGAAACAGAGACCGTAGAGCAGCGGAAAAACGCGCTTACGGCCTACATGCGTGACCCCTACGGTAACGAGGTAGAGGGTCGCAGCCAGATCGTAACCGGAGAGGTTGCAGAAGCGGTAGACGGGATGCTGCCGCCTCTTATGCGTCTTTTTACTTCTGCTGACCAGATCGGTGTATTTGAGCCTGTAGGCCCAGGCGATGAGCCATTAGCCCAACAAGCAACCGAGTACACAAACTGGGTGCTCATGAAGCAGAACCCAGGCATCTCGATCATGCACGACTGGTTTAAGGACGCGATACTTCAAAAGGTCGGGGTTATCAAAGCCTACTGGGATGACTCGATCTCGGTTACTAAAGAGCAGTACGCGAACCTTACCGACGACGAATTAGCTCTCATCATGTCTGATGGCACGATGGAGATCGCAGCGCAAGAGACGGTTGAGCAAGATATTGATGGCCAAATGATGCGCGTTCATAACGTCGCACTCATGCGTAAGACTAAGGCCGGAAAGATCAAGATCGAGAATGTGCCTCCCGAAGAGTTCTTGATCTCTAAGGCAGGCAAGACGGTCAGAGAGACACCCTTTGTCGCGCACAGAAAACTCATCACAAGGTCTGATTTAGTTGCGATGGGGTTTGATGCCGAGATCGTGATGAATCTACCGGTCTACAACGATCTTGAGTTTTCTGCTGAGTACATTGCAAGGTACAACCGAGACGAGCAGCCTTACATGGAGCCAAGTCTCGACAAGTCCATGCAGACGGTTGAAGTGTTTGAGTGCTACCTAAAGACTGACTACGACGGAGATGGGATTGCAGAACTAAGACGGGTTCACTTTTCGGGGAACGAAATCCTAAGTAATGAGGAAACCGACTATGTGCCGTTTTACACCCTCTGCCCTATTCCGATACCTCATCGCTTCTTTGGGGATTGCCCTGCTGATCGTACAGTTGATCTCCAGCTTATCAAGACTACTCTAACGAGGCAGATGCTTGATAACCTGTACTTGCAGAACAACTCCCGCATGGGAGCAGTCGAAGGCCAGGTCAACCTCGATGATCTCTTGAGCGTTACGCCTGGTGGCGTGGTCAGGATGAAGAACCCTGGTGCACTTGTGCCTATCCAGGTCAATCCTGTTGCGCAGCAGGTATTCCCGTTCATGGAGTACCTGGACTCAATCCAAGCCAAGCGTACGGGCGTTACAGAGGCTTCCCAAGGGTTAGACCCCAACATCCTACAGAATGTTACTGCTGCGGCCATAGCAGCCCTTACGCAAGCCTCGCAAGGCAAGATCGAGTTAGTCGCTAGGATCTTCTCTGAAACGGGTGTAAAAGACTTATTCAAAGGACTCTTGCACCTCCTATGCAAGTACCAGGACAAAGCAGTCATCATTCGGATGCGCGGCCAGTATGTTCAGTACGACCCGCGAGAGTGGTCGAACCAGTACGATGTATCAGTGAATGTCGGACTTGGTACGGGGAACATCGAGCAAAAGATGGCGATGCTCTCAATGGTTCTTGCAAAACAAGAGCAGATCATTCAAGCGTACGGCCCGAACAATCCTTTAGTGTCTGTCTCGCAATATCGAGGGACGCTCGGAAAGTTGATTGAGGCAGCAGGCTTTGCAGACTCGGCTGAGTTCTTCAAGCAAGTAACACTGGAGGTTGATGCTGCACTTGCACAACCTCAGCAACAAGGCCCAGACCCTGCCGTACAAATGATGATGGCTCAGGCTCAAGCGGATATTGAGATCAAGCGTCAAAAGGCTATGGCAGACATTCAGCTTGCAAGAGAGAAGGCTCTAGCCGAGTTAGAACTCAAGCGCATGGAGTTCGAGGCAGAAGCGCAGATGAAGGCTATGAAAGTCGGCGCAGGCATTACGTCTAACATCGAGATACCAGGGTAATCATGGCTTTAGTTGACGAACTACCGGCTGGATGGGATAGCTACGACGCAGCGCAAAAGATTGCGTGGTTCAACGCTAATAATGTCTCAACGACTGAATTACTCAATGCTGGCGTTGATACCGATTCAATCAATTGGATGCTTAACAACGGGTACGCTCCGCCTCCAGAGCCGCCTCCGTATGTACCCCCACCTCCGGTTTATGTGCCTCCGGAGCCTGTGTATGTACCTCCGGCCCCTATACAGAACGAACCTGTTTATTACGAACCAGAACCTGTCTACGAACCTCCTCCGTATGTGCCTCCACCGCCACCTGCGCCGCCACCTGCGCCTGTTTACAACGTATTCGGTCTTAACTGGGACTCTGGTTCGTCGTTAGCCACTAAACAAGGCTATGTTAGCTCTTTGCTAACAGCAGGTATTACGCCAGATCAGATCAAGGCAAAGATTGCCGAGCTAGATCCGGCAAGTGCAACGCAGGCCAATTACGATTTATTAGGCATACCAAACCCACCTCCGTATGTTCCTCCTATCGAGGAGCCGCCGCCGGTTGTAACGCCTCCTCCGGTAACGCCGCCTGTTGTCGAAACACCTACGGTCACTCCACCACCGCAAGCATTCCCGCTAGAACCCGTTAACAATGTGAGCACACCTATGGCTACAACCTACAATGTCTTTGGGTTGGAATGGGATCCAAATTCCTCGCTCGCAACTAAACAGAGCTACATTCAGTCTCTATTAACTGCTGGCATCACACCAGATCAAATCAAATCAAAGATTGCGGAGTTAGATCCAGCTAACGCAAATCAAACTGTTTATGACTTGCTTGGCATACCTACTAGCCAACCTGTTACGCCACCGCCGCCTCCAACTTACGATGTATTTGGAGTGCAATGGAATACCGCAGCACCTTTAGCCACAAAACAAGGCTACATCCAACAGCTTCTTGCATCCGGTAGGTCTAAGGCTGAACTACGCAACTACATCAGGAACGTAGACCCAACTAACGCAACAGACGAAGCATTCGCGGCTCTTGGCTTGCAAGACGCTCCTACTGCCGAGGTGCGTAATCCTTCTCAGGATGCTGTAACGCTAATGGCTGGACAGCTTGGTTTAGGCCTACCTCCTGAATGGCAATACTACACAGGCCAAGACAAAGTTAACTGGTTCAACTCCAAGGGGATAACTGCTGACATGCTCAGGCAGTACAATGTTCCTGAGTTTGATATTCAGCAGGCTATCTCTTACGGGCTAGGACAAACCGGTACGGCAGCGCCTCCGACATGGAAGCTGCCTGCCGGTATGACTCTTCCGAGCGACTGGAATGTTTACACGGGCGCACAAAAGATCGCTTGGTTCAATCAGAACAAGATCACAGCAGACATGCTGCGGTCTATGGGTGTGCCAGAGGCAGACGTTCAGTCATCTATCCAAATGGGGTTGGGGCAAACCGCAACTACGCCAACAACGCCTAGCACGTTTGATCCTAGTCGCTACATGCCTCCGACGTTTAACCTTCCATCGACTAACTTTGTGCCGTTTCAAACGGGTGGCGGTCAAACAAGCCTTGCTGCGCCAACATCGGGGTTCTTTTACAAGACAACGCCAACCCCAGAAGTTCCCTTTCAGTTTCAGTCCGGCGCTGCTGGCTACACAAACCTTCGCCCCATGACGCTAGAGTTTGGCGTTCAACCTGCCGTATCTCAAGTGCAACAGTTTCAGCCTGGTTACTTCAATCAAACCGGTTTACTTAAAAACTACGATTGGGCGAAAACCAATACTCAGTTAGCAGAGCAGGCGGCGCAACAAGCTCAACAGCAAGCCGCGCAAGATGCCAACGTATCCCAAGGCGGAGCGATGGGCGGCAAGATCGTAGGCTTTACAGACTACGAAGAAAAGCCAGATGGTGAGGTTGGTTACGAGAAAGGCGGAAAGATTCGATCGTTGCTTGGGCCTAACCCAGACGGGCCAGACGAAGGCTACGCCAAGCTACAGCGCGGCGAATATGTCATTCGTAGGAAAGCGGTAAACAAGTACGGTGAGGACTTCTTAGAAGCACTTAATGAAGCAAGAATGCCTAAAAACAAACTAAAGAGCCTGCTATGACACAACGATGGGAACGAGCAAAAGCATTACTTGGTGATGAGTTTCTGACGGAAATCTTCGATGAGTTGGAAAAAGACAACATCGAGCGTATCATCAATAGTAATCCTGACGACATTGACTTACGCGAAGAGTCATACGTGGCAATTCGCGCAGTGCGCCAGGTTAAGGCGCGTCTCGAATCTGTTGCCGCCGAAGGCGAGATAGTGAAGAGACGATTTAAGATTTTTAAGTAGAGGTTAGTGTATGGCAAGCAGCAACCCGCAAGGGACTAGCTTAACAGTGGGACAGGCAGCAGATGCCTTCTTGGGTCTAATGAATGGTGGCGAACCTCCTCCGGAGCAAGTTCAAGACCAATCGGAAGAACAAGAGGTTGCGGCCAGTGAATCCGAATATGAGGAAGCAGCAGAGGAAGTTCAGGAAGAGGAACCACGCTTTACGGTGAAAGCCGCGGGTGAAGAGCGTGAAGTGACCCTCTCAGAACTTATCGAGGGCTACCAAAAGGGTACGGATTACCATAAAAAGACTAACGCGCTTGCCGAGCAGCGTAAGGCTGTAGAGGCTGAAAAGGCCGCTGTAGAGCAAGCAAAGCAGGCGAGAGACGCATATTCTCAGCGTTTGCAGGCTATGGATCAGTTCCTAAGCCAACAAATGCGTGGCGAGGATATTGAAAGTTTGAAGGAAACCGACCCGATTGCGTATGCGGTCAAGGTCGCAGAGCAGACTAGGCAAAAAGAGCAGATTCAACAGATTCGTGCTGAACAGCAACGCATTGCAAGAGAGCAACAGGCAGAGCGTGAGGCGCATCTTGAGAAGCACTTAGCCGAAGAAGCGAAAAGGGTAGCCGAGGCAATCCCTGAGTATGCACATCCTGAGAAGGGTGAGAAGGTTCGCTCTGAACTTCGTAGCTTTGCAAAGAGTATTGGTTACTCGGATGCAGAGTTATCAAATGCAACAGACTCTCGCGCTGTGTTGACGTTGTGGATGGCAAGTCAGTACCAGAAATTGCAGAAGGCCAAGCCTGGTGTAACCAAGAAAGTTGCCGAGGCTCCCAAGATGCTAAAGGCTGGTAATGCCACGGGTAAGACCATAGCAACAGAGGCAGCAAAACAGGATCTTGCGCGACTTAAAAAGACTGGTTCTCGACAAGACGCAGCAAGGGTTTTTGAACGATTTTTGTAATTGGGAGTAATCATGTCTGTTCCTTCAGGTACATTCCAGACCTTCACGGCTATCGGTCAGCGTGAAGATCTAACCGATGTTATTTACAACATCAGCCCGACCGAAACGCCCATCCTTTCTTCGCTTGCTCGTACCAAAGCAACTGCTGTGTACCACGAGTGGCAGACGGATACCCTTGCCGCAGCAACGACCAACAACGCACAAGTTGAAGGTGACGACGCAACGGCAGCAACCATTAGCCCGACAACCCGTCTCGGTAACTACACACAGATCGTTTCCAAGACGATCCAAGTGTCAGGCACGATGATGGCCGTTGATCTTGCAGGTCGTCGCGCTGAGAAGGCTTATCAACTCAGTAAGGCTTCGCAAGAGCTCAAGCGAGATCAGGAAACGATCATCTCTGCTAACCAAGGTCGTAGTGCTGGTAACTCGTCCACTGCTCGCAAGATGGGTTCGCTTTTGTCTTGGCTCAAGACCAACTCGAACTACAACACGACTGACGGTGCTAACCCAACCACAATCGGCGTGAGCACACGCTCGGACGGTACAACCCGTACCTTTACCGAGGCAATCCTTAAGGATGGTGTTCAGCAGGTTTACACCTCTGGCGGCAGCCCCAAGATCCTCGTGGTTGGCCCTGCACTCAAGCAGACCGTTTCGGCCTTTGCAGGTATCGCAGCACAGCGTTACATGGCACCTTCTGACGCACCGACGACCATCATCGGCGCAGCAGATGTGTACCTGAGCGACTTCGGTTCGATCTCTGTAGTCCCAGATCGTTTCGTTCGTAGCCGTGATGCGTTCATCCTCGATCCTGAGTATGCAGCGATTGGTTATCTGCGTCCCTTCCAGACCAACGAGCTTGCCAAGACTGGTGACTCGGAGAAAACTCAGATCCTTGCTGAGTTCACGATGGAGATGCGTAACGAGGCTGCCCACGGTATCCTGGCTGACCTCAAGACAGCGTAACAAAAACTGTGGTAAAAAAGAGGGAGGCGTAACAACCTCCCTTTTTTTATGCTCAAAACTAAATTTCATGCAACCGACGACCAGTATGTCTTTGAGAGAACTCAAGACATCACGGATATTGTCGAGCAGAACAAAGCACTCTATAACGCAACAGATGAGCGCGAGCGTTGGGGTGAGTGGACTCGATACGCGCAGCTACCCTTTGCGGTGGTTGACGACCTAAACAAACAAGGGATCATGCGAGGCTTTGCTATCGCAGACGAGAAGAAATTTAGGGCGTGGATGAACGACCCAGAAAACAGACACTTCAGAACTAGACCAGGGAAAGTATGAAGATAGCCTTTTGTGTTCCATGTCGGGACACGATGATGACGGGGACGGCCTTTGATATGGCTCGTCTGGCAGCATACGACGGGGCCAACAGATGTGCGACAACAGGAGGTTCTTTCCTCTTGTATACCGCACCTGGGACTCTCATCTTCAGTCAAAGAGAGTCTTTGGCTAAGGAAGCCTTAGCAGACGGTGCTGAGTACATCCTTTGGGTGGACTCGGATATGAGGTTCCCAAAGAACACGTTAGAACGACTGTTAGCGCACGGACAAAAGATCGTCGGGGTTAATGCAGTCACGAGGCGTAAGCCAGTTCTACCAACTGCGATCAATTTTCACGAGGATAAAGAGATCTTCGAGAAGATCGAGAGTCGAGGAAAGAATGGTATCGAAGAGGTAACTGCTGTAGGTTTTGGGGTTGTGCTAACCCATAAGTCTGTGTTTGAGGCTATGCCGCAGCCTTGGTTTGATGTAGTATGGGGGGCGGGTGGTCTAATTGGCGAAGATGTGCATTTTTGCGTGAAAGCCTTAGACCACGGGATAAAGACTTTCGTGGATCACGAATTGAGCCTCGAAATAGGACACATCGGGACGCACGAATACCGGTGGAGCGATGTCGAATATGGCCCTAAGCACTTACAGCGATCTACAGACAACGATAGCTAACTATCTCTCGCGAGATGATCTTACTTCCGCGATCCCTGACTTCATCCAACTCGCAGAGATTCGACTCCGTAGAGATCTACGCTTGCGGCAAATGCTTACGCAAACATCGGTTACGGCGACCGGTGGAGTCTCGACAATTAACCTCCCTAGTGACTTCCTGCAAGCAAGGGATGTGTACGTTGACTCTGACCCCGACTTCCCTATTACGTTCTCAACGCCGAGCATCTTTATTCGGAACGGTAGGACGAACGAAAGTGGTGTACCGGCTTTCTACACCATCCTTGGGTCTACGATTCAACTTGCCCCAATTCCTGACAGTACTTACACGATCAAGATCCTCTACTACGCCGCGCCTACGTTTCTTTCTACAGGCAACACGTCAAATCTCTGGCTTACGACCTGTCCGGACGCACTTCTCTACGCGTCATTAGGCGAAGCAGAACCTTACCTGATGAACGATCCTAGGCTACAAACCTGGGGTACGCTTTATGATCGCGCGATCTTCTCGCTAACAAGGTCTGACGAAGAGAGTCAGTATTCAGGTGTGCCGCTAACCATGACGGTAGCGAAGCGATGAGAGTGAACTTTGGCGAGTGGCTACCAGATCAACCTGGGGTTGCTGGTGCGCTTGTAGACGCTAAGAACGTTATTCCTCAGCAAGTTGGTTATGGCCCAATATCTTCGCCTTCTGAGTGGTCGAATGCTGCCTCTGAGGTCTTGAATGCCGTTGTTGCTGCCGCCGCCCCTAGCGAAGCGGTAACTGTTTTTTCAGGTGGTGATACCAAGTTATTCAAGCTAGAGACGAACCTCAACCTTACGAATGTTTCTAAGGCAGGTGGTTATACAACGCCATCAGATCAGAAGTGGCGCTTTACCCAGTTTGGTAATCGAGTGATTGCGGCCAACGGTGGTGACAGGCTCCAGGGTTACCTCATGGGTTCGTCCACGGCCTTTGTAGACCTTGGGGCTGCTGCGCCTAAGTCTAGATATGTAACCACGGTTAGAGACTTTGTGGTTGCAGGATTTAATAACGGGTCAACGATCTACCCTAATCGCGTGGAGTGGTGCGCGTTAGGTGATGAGACAGACTGGACGCCATCGGCAACCACACAGTCTGACTACCAAGACATCCCAGACGGTGGGCATGTAAAGGGTTTGACTGGTGGTGAGTATGGTATTGTTTTTATGGATCGCGCGGTGGTGCGGATGTCCTATGTTGGTAGTCCGCTTGTTTTCCAGTTCGATACGATTTCACGGGGTCTTGGCTGTCTTGAGCCGAACTCGATCATCCAGTATGGCGGGTCGAGTTTCTTTTTGTCTGACGACGGGTTTTACGTCACTAACGGGCAAGAAGTTAAGTCTATTTCCGTAGAAAAAGTCGATAGGTGGTTCTTTTCGCAGGTTGATATTTCTCAGCTTGCAACGATGTCGGCTGCTGTAGATCCCCTTAAAAACCTAGTTATCTGGGCTTTTAAGACTGTCAATCAGACAACCGCGCTTTTGATCTACAACTTTAACTTGTCTAAGTGGTCTTATGCCATTGCCAACGTAGACACGATCGCCTCTTCGACTGCCATTACGACAACCTCATCTTCTGGGCTCACGTTAGAGCAACTAGACGTATACGGTAGCTTAGACGCGCTCCCTGCAAGCCTAGACTCATTTGGGTACACGGTTACATCTAACTTACTGACAGGTACGTTAGGCGAAAAGATTGTCGCCTTCTCTGGATCTGCTTTGACAGCAAACATTGTCACGCCTGACTTGGCCTTAAACGACATGCCTTCAGTGATGACGCTTATTAGACCTGTCGTTGAGGGCGGCTCGTGTTCCGTGCAGGTGAACTCTAGGCGCAGGCTTAACCAACAGACCGACTTTACTGGCGAGACCTACTCGGCCAATACCGATAACCGTATTGGTTTGCGTTCAGCAGGAACTTATCATCGAGTGAAAGCCATACCTACAGGCGTTTGGTCTGCTGCTGTAGGCTTGGATGTAACGCTAACCCCGCAGGGTATGCGATGATCTTTCGTACGCTGCCTCCTTTTGGTGGCGACCAGCGAGCCGTTGCTGAAATTGTCCGTGGCATCATGGACGGTAAGACGAATAACACCGGAACAGTAACGCTCAACACAGGAAACGCCACCACAACCACGATTACGGACGCAAGGATAGGGGTAGAAAGCAAGATTATTCTTATCCCTTACTCTGCCAACGCCTATGTAAGCGGATTGCCTTTCGGCTCGTTTTATGACGTTAATGACCAAACGGCTGCAAGCACGACTGCATCGTATGCGGTTACGTTTTCAAACACTGACTTAAGCAACAACGTTTATCTTTCCAACTCCAGTCGAATCAACGTCAGGGCGGCTGGGAAGTACAACCTTCAGTTTTCTGTGCAGTTTGCAAACGCAGATACGCAGATCCAGGACGCTGACCTGTGGTTGAGAAAAAACGGTACAGATCTAGCGAACTCTAATTCGCAGTTCTCAATTCCTAATTCTCACGGTGGCACAGACGGGCATTTAATTGCAGCGTTGAACATTTTTGTTGATCTTGCGGCCAATGATTACGTTGAACTTGTCTGGGCAGCAACAAGCACTCTGGTTAGGATTGAATACATAGGGCCACAGTCAAGCCCGACAAGACCGGCTACACCATCAGTTATTCTGACTATGCAGCACATATCAGACGGCCCTCTTATTTACGTTTCTAACGTGACGAATGGCAGCGCAACGATTACGCATTACCCAAACTCGACATCAAACATGACCTACGGGTATGTGGTGGTTGGATGAATGCAAGATATATCAAACCCGAAGAGCTTAGGAAGATTTGGCCATTCGTTAGGGCAGGACTGGAAGTCATTCTCAAGAAAAGTCCGGAGCAGTGGATACCGGAGGACATTTACGCAGACTGTTTTGCGGGACGATCACTTCTTTGGATGTACTTTGAGGACAGTTATCCTTGCGGGTTTGTTGTTCTTCAGCCTATCGGCGATAATTTGCATATTTGGTGCGCTTATGGCAAGGGAGATTTTGATGCAGGCATGGATCATGTTCTCTTGGTTGCGAGAGAAGGTGGCGCAAGGACTATCAGCTTTGATTCGTGGCGTAAAGGCTGGGATCGCAAGGCTAAGGCGTTAGGTTTTAGACCACGCAAGTGGGTTAGAGAGGTTTGATATGGCAGGTGGATCGACAAATACGGTTACAAGGACGGAACTTGATCCGACCATGCGACCATATGTGCAGTATGGCTTAGGCGAGGCGCAGAGGCTTTATCAGCAAGGTGCTCCTGAATACTACACAGGACAGACCTTTGTTGGCCCGTCTCAGCAGACGCAAACTGCGCTTGCTGCTGCCCAGCAAAGAGCGATGCAGGGTAATCCGCTGGTTCCTTTGGCGCAACAACAGCTAGCATCAACGATCTCTGGTGGCTACTTGCAGAACCCTTATTTGGCATCTGCGCTAAAACCAGGCTTCGAGGCGGCAACAACGCAGTATCAGGATGCAATCAATCAGATGCGGTCAAGG